GATAAATAGTAAGCATGTTGAATTTATCATGGCACCGGAACTCTATCATATCTTTCTCGAATCTGAAACTTGGAATAAAGATTATGAAGAAAAAAATAATGCAAAGCAAAGTTTATCAAGTTTTGAGCATGCAGAAATTCTAATTATTGACGATTTAGGGTGCAAAAAAGAAACAAAAAATAAATTTTTTAGCACAAATTTGTTACTATTATTAGAAAAACGTAAAAAGGGAAAGCTAATTATAACCACAAATCTTAACATTGCAGATAATGAGTCTTTTATAAAAATGAAAAATAAAGAAGGTTATCTTAATTCTATCTATGAGCCAAGAATTATTTCAAGGCTACTTGAAAAATGTCAAAAAATTTCACTTGTTGGAATCGATAACCGGTTAAAATAGGAGGAAAAATAATTAAAAATGGCTAAAATATTAAGATTAAAAGTATATCCAAAATGGTTTGAGATGATAAAATCAGGCGAAAAAAAAGAGGATTATAGGGAAATTAATTTAGAATGGATTAAAAAATTATTGATTTTACCTGAAGATTTCCATATTTCAGATTTTTATGTAAATAACGGAAATCATGGTTATAGTTATCTTACTAATTCGCCAGAAATGTTATTGGAAATATATAAACCAATTAAATATAAAAAATACATTTTTATTAACACCAAAAATAAAAAACAACTTTATGTAAAACCTAAAAAATTAATAATTGGGCGTGGTAAGTTAGAATGGGGAGCCGATAAATACAAATATAAAAAATATTTTGTTTTGAGATTAGGGGAGGTTTTAAATGAGAAAAAAAAGAAGTAAAAATTATCCGGTAATTGAGATAACTCATATTGGAGTAACATTTCAATATCAAAAACAAGGATTAATAACATATTTAAAACGGTTTTTCAAATTTAAAAAATATCGAAAAATCAAACGTGAGATTGAATATTTTAATCTTGAAATCCAAAAAATTGGATTTAATAAAAAAAAGTATAATAGGCTTATTGAATTTTTACATCAGAATCAATTTATTAAATTAGTTCCGAAAAAATAAGGGGGTTAAAATGGAAATTAAAAAAATTAAACTCAGTTATGAATTTTCAAAAAGTGATGATTATAGTGGGTATTGTGGTCTCAATTGTCCGAATTTAAAAAAATCAAAAAAATATTGTAAAATATTTGATCAAGATTTAATTTCACCTTTTAAAAAGGTTTTCTGGCGTGCTAATTTATGTAAAATGTTTGAAAAAATATATTTAAAATAAGGGGGTTAAAATGCAAATTTTTGTAACAATTACAAGGTATAAACAAAATGAAAAACAAACACTGGGAAAATTAGTTATTGTAAAAGAAAATGAATATTCTATATATCAAAATCCTTATGATATACTTTTCAAATGTGATACTTTAGAATTGCCTGACAAAGAAAATCAAAAAAATATTTCTCGAATTCCATTCGGTACTTATCAATGCCGAAAACGGTGGAGTATCCGACATAAACGACATATAGAAATTTTAAATGTTCCTGACCGTACCAATATTCTTATTCATGCAGGAAATTTTTATACGGATATTCGAGGGTGTATATTAGTTGGTGATGAGCTGAAAGACATTAATAATGATGGAATAATTGATGTTAGCAATTCTAAAAAAACTCTCAAAAAAATGTTACAAATATTACCAAAAACATTTGACTTAAGGATTTATGATTAGGTGGAAAAATGACTAAAAAAAAATTATTTGAATGTAGAATTTGCAAAAAAGAGATTGATAATTATTGTTATAATTATTGTATCGAATGTTGTAGTAATAATGATAAATATGAAGATGATGAAAATGTTTTCTGTGAGCTTTGTTTGAAAAATCAAATAAAAAAAAAAGAGGTGGAAAATAAAAAAATAAGAAAATATAATAAAGCTATACAAAAAGCTATAAAAAATTGAAGAGGTGGAAAATGAATTATAACGAAAAAATTGAATCTTGGATAAGGGGATGGGATGATGAAGACCCTTATACCAATTATGAATGTGATGAAAACAATCAGGAATCAGAAGAAGACTGGAGATATTACTGCGATTATAACGAGGATTAAAATTATAAAAATGGCAAACAAAAAACTTGAATACAAATTGTTACAAAAACCGGCAGAAGACTTTTTAAAATATAATAAAATAAAATATGTTCATTTGATAAAAAATATAACTCGTGTTAAAAATGGTATATTTTATAATTTCCCTATCCCCGGGGACAAAGGTTTCCCTGATTTATTGATAGTACTGAATCCGATTTTCTTTGTTGAATTCAAAATTAAAGGTGAAAAATTAACAAAAGAACAGATAGAATATAAAAAAATATTGGAGGATTTAGGTTATGTATATTATGTTATTCGAGAAATGAAACATTTTATAGCATTAATGCAAAAAAAAATAAAAAAAAAAGGAGAAAAAAATGACAATCGATGAAAAATTAAATTTACCGGATGACTTCAAACCGGATTACAAAATATTGGAGATGGGGATATAAGTTATTCCGGTATAAAAAGGATTTGCGCAAAAATTATTTTACCTTGTAGTTTTAAAGATGATTTAATTGAAATGAATCACAAACACATTGTTAAAAGAATTTATGAGAAATATAAACCGGAGGCAATTTCAATTTTTGGATATGAAGAAAGACGTATTACTGATTTTAGGATAATCCAAAAAGGGTTTGAAAAAAATGACATTGATGATTTTAAATATCAACCAACATCCGGCATGAGCGAATTTGTAGCATTTGGGGACTGGAGTAAAGCAGGTGAAAGTTCAGATTTAAAAGATTTTGAATTTAAAATAAAATGAAAACCGTAAATGATTTGATTGCAGAATTGCAAAAGTTAAAACCAAGTGTAAGAGAAAAGCCTATTGTAATATTGTCTCCGAATGGATTATATTTAGATCCAAACGTAAAAATGATACCAATTAATAAAGACAATCCATTCAGTAATGTGGAAAAAATAATTATAACAATTTGAATTTAAAATATATTAAATACTTGAAAAAAAATAAAAATTATGTATAATTGAGTATAGGAGGATACATGAATAAAAAAATTAGATTTGTAATAAGTATTATTGTTGTAATTTTTGTTGTTGTTTTGATCAATGCAAAAGTAAGATTAAATGATATTCAACCGGCTTTTGCGCAAGATACAAACAAAATGATTGAATCAAATATGGTAAATGGCGCTGTTTTGTCTTTCGAAGCAGATTCATATTTTAATTCATTTCTCGCAGAAGTCGAAAAAGGAAATAATTATGAATTGATGTCAAAATTGCTAAATTTAACATCACAAAAATTATCCGAAAGTTACAATTATTATCAAATTGCTTATAATGTAGGCGAAAAAGTTGGCTATCGTATCGAGTATATACAAAAATTTAAAGGGTTTGATTATGATAGTATAAGAAGAAAATTTAATCATGAAAAAATATTTTATCAAATTGTAAATTGTTTTAAAAACTCCAATATATTGGGAGTTTATAAACAAAATATGGATTATCTGCTTATGATATGTGGGAAGATAAATTTATTAAACAACGATATTCGTAACAAAAAGTTAAATATTGTAGAGATACAAAATATAACAATTCTGATGTATGATAACGGTATCTTCGGGAATTATGCAACACAAATTGCTAATATAATTTTAAATTAGCATCCAATAAAATAATTATAGAAGAAGGAAGGGTTGTTTACCTCCATATTCTCCCTTCCTTCTTCGGATATCCGATAAGAAGAAAACATGTTAATTTATGAACCGAAAGGAAAGGCACGGGAATATTCACCGCTTGCACTCAATATTTATAATGGGTGCGATCATGGGTGTACATATTGCTATGTACCGTCAATCAAGAAAAAATTTAATTCAAATTATAATCATTCACAAACCCTAACACGCCCAAACTTTTTAGAAATGCTAAAAAAAGAAGCAAAAAAATATTATAATTCTGATAAACAAGTATTTCTTTCTTTCACATCTGACCCATATTGTAAGGCTAATGATGAATTACAAATTACAAGAAGCACATTAGAAATATTACTTGAAAATAAAATACCTGTTTCAATTCTTACAAAAGGTGGATTAAGAGCTTTACAGGATATTGAGATTTTTAAAAAATTCAAAAAACATATTAAAATCGGCACTACTTTAACTTTTTGTAACGAAAAAGATTCTCTTGAATATGAGCCGGAAGCAGCACTCCCACATGAAAGAATTAAAATGCTAAAAATATTAGCTGCAAATAATATTAAAACATGGGTAAGCATTGAACCGGTATTTAGTCCTGAACAGAGCTTGAATTTAATTAAAAAAACTATTAATTTTGTAAATCATTATAAAATCGGAAAACTAAACCATCATCCAGAAATTGAAAAAAAGATTAATTGGCATTATTTTTTATATAAAGTTTTTGTTTTTTTAAATGGTGAAAAAAAAAGATTTTATATAAAAGAAGATTTACAAAAATTTAAAGGGAATATTGTTTTGTCTAAAAATCAAATTGATATGGATTATCTCAATTTAAAACCTTTTTAAAAACATAAAAAGTTGACAAAATAAAAAAATTATATTATATATCTCTTTATGAGTGTATAATATAATGACAAATAAAACCAAAAAGGGCAGACCCACATTATTAACAGAAGAAACGAAAAAGCAACTATTCGCTGCATTGGATTTGGGGATGTCATATGTGGATAGCTGTACTATTGCAGGAATTACATATCATTGTTTTTTGAATTGGATGAAAAAAGGTGAGAAAGCAAAAGAAGGTGAGTATTTTAATTTTTTTCATGAAGTTAAAAAAGCAATAGCAAACGGCAAGGCAAAAAAGGTGCAAAGAATCAATTATGACCCCAGTTGGCAGTCGGATGCATGGCTGCTTGAAAGACAACATCCCAAAGAATTCGGAAAACAGAATATTATAATAAGTACGCAAAATGATGATATTAATAGTAACTTATTAAAATTTCTTGAAAAGCGTAAAAAAGTTGAAACTGAATAATGCGTAATTTTAACGATAAATTAATTCTAAAAAATTTAACACCAATTCAGAAAAAATATTATAATGATACTCATCGGTTCTCCGTAACCAGTGCAGGTAGAAGGTCAAGGAAAACACTAATATCGATGGCAAAGCTTGAAAACAGAGCATTAGAGGATTATTTGAAATATAATGATAACAGACGTTATTTTCATGCAGCGCCAACACGGCAACAAGCGAAAGATATTTTTTGGGAAAAGCTAAAAAAAAACACAAAAATATTCTGGACACGGCAGCCATCAGAAACTGAATTAACAGTATTTTTGTTAAATAAAATAGAAATTCATGTAGTCGGATTGGATAAACCGGAAAGGATAGAAGGTAGGGAATGGCACGGGGGGCACATTACTGAATTTGGGAATATTAAATCTGGTGCATGGGAAGAGAACATCAGACCACTTTTTGCGGATACTAACGGATTCTGTTATATAGACGGTGTCCCAGAAGGTCGTAATCATTACTACGATAGGGCACTATATGCAGCCGGTGGAGTAATCCCTAAAACAGTCCCGAAGCAGGGTGGCTATGCAGAAAATCCGACAGATTCAGAATGGGCTTTTTATACTTGGTTTTCTTCGGATGTTTTGACTGAATCTGAAATTATTTCAGCGAAAAATGACCTTGATGAAAGGACTTTCAGACAGGAGTATGAGGGAAGTTTTGAGAGTATTGAAGGTAGAGCATATTATAATTTTTCTAAAGAAAATCTCAAAATGTGTAAATATAACGAAAATGAGACTGTACATATTGGTATGGATTTTAACGTCAATCCTATGACGGCAGTTTTTGGGCATATCTTCTCAGATGAATACCATCAGTTCGGCGAAGCGTATCTTAAAAACAGTAATACATTTGAAATGGCAAGGCATATTACAGAATTATTTCCGATTAATAAAGTGATTATATATCCTGATTCTACCGGAAGGGCAATGGAGAGTAACGCTACTGAATCAGATTTACAGATATTGAAAAATAAAGGATTTTATATATGCGCAAATTCTACGAACCCATATGTTAAAGATCGTATCAATGCAGTAAATAGTCTTATATGTTCGATGGATGGCAAAAGACGGTACTTCGTTAATCCGAAGACTTGCCCGAAAACAATCAATGATTTAAACAAGGTTGAAAGGCTCCCTGATGGTAGAGAGAATAAAAAACAGGAGCAGCAAGGTCTTGTACATATAAGTTCGGCTCTTGGGTATTTAGTCTCATATAATTTTCCATTTGTAAAACCGAGAATTACAACAAAATAAAATGAGTAGAATAGAAGCATTATATAAAAAGATATTGAAAAGAAATAACGCAATCATAAAAAAATATTATGCTAAAAATTTGTGCAAGCATTATTTGAAAAACGTATGGTATAGATTAGAAAAAAAATTAGAAAAGAGGTTAAAATGGCAATAGATTTATTTCAAAGCAAGGTATCGGCTGTAATGTTAAAGACTTACCTTGATGCAAAAAAACAAGAAGAAAAGACAAGAAAAGAAAAGGCTAATATCAGGCTGGCGGTGTTTCACGACGACTGGGAGGATATACTTGAAAAAGAACTGCAAAGACAGTTTCATAAAGATAATTATAATAATGTAAAATTATCGAAAAACACATCCCAAAATCTAACAAAGAAAATAATAAAAGAAATATCATTAGTGTATAAAGAGCCCCCATCACGGACTCTTTCAATTGAGTCCGAACCCTATGATAAGATTCTGAATTATATCGGTTTGAATTCTTTTTATAAGAGAGTTAACAGATATTTAAATCTTCTCAACGATGTCTTAATACAGGTTGGATGGGATGAAGGCAAGCAGCAGATAAAACTTAACCTTATCACTCCCGCAGTAGCGTCGGTAATACAGGACCCAAACGATCCGGAGCAGCCCTATGCGGTTTATTATGAGGTTGAATGTGCCGACTCTGAATATAATGTAGAAAAAAAATATATATACTGGGATGAAAAATCACATTTTCTATTTGATGAAGAAGGGAATATATTTTCCGCAGAAGATAATCCGGAGATGATAAACCCTTATAAAGCACTTCCGTTTGTGGTCTTGCACAGAGATCAGATACCCGGTTTATTCTGGAGTGTTTCAGAGGGAAACGACTTTATAAACGGTACTATCGGAGTGGGAATGAAAAAAACTTTTAAAGATTATCTTTTTAAGTCTCAATCGTTTAAACAACCTTGGATGAAGGTAAGAGATACAAGAGACGCACCGCCGGCTGAATTGAGGAGCGACCCGCTGACCGCATTATTATTGATAGGAGAATCGGGAGATATAGGGGCAATTGATCTCCAAGTCAATTTTAAAGGTCTTGATGACTCAATAAAAGAGGATATTAACGGTTTTTTGAGTACGTATGGATTAAGTATAGATTCTTTTTCTGCAACAGAGATAAGCGGGAAAGCACTTGAGATAAAAAATAGAGCATTGTTGGAAATCCGACAAGACCAAATTGAAGTTTTTCGGAAATCCGAAAATGATTTATTTAATCTTATCAGGATTGTAAATAACTATCATAATAAATCTCAAATCAATGAAAATATTGAATTTAAAATCGATTATGCAGAGATTGAAATAAATGATGATCCAGAGACAAAAAGAAAGCAGGCAGATCATGACCTTGAGAAAGGATTAATATCACCCGGTCAATACTATATGTTGTTTAATCCTGATATACAAAATGAAGAAGAAGCTGAAAAAAAAATGTTACAAAATCTCGAAAAAACACAGGAATTGAAAGACAAAGGTTATAGTTTGAGTGATGAGATTGATACAGAATAATGTATAATTTCCTTGTAGCAGCATACTCAATGCGCATCAAAAAAATGTATTTGGATATTAAGGATATTATACCCAAAAAATTAACAAAATCATTAATAAAAAATCGTGATATTGTAACAAAAATTGTAATTCCTAAAACTGATAAAGCGTACAAAGAGGGTATAGAGTACGCCAAGGTATTCCCGGGATTTGAGGATGTTGGTAAAATCGATAACACATATACACAAAAAACAAAAAAGAAGATATTTGAAAATTTCTTTATAATAATCAAAAATGCTGAAAGAATATATAAACTGAGAGTTGAAAATTGGAAGCGGATATTAAAATTGAATAATAGGACATGGAATTCAAGGGGTGCACAGGAGTTGCAATTTTGGAAAGAGTATGAAAATGAAATCCAAAAAGCTGCAAATAATAGCATTATTCAAGCAGGAGCAGAGGGTCAAAGGGCAGTATGGCGAGAGAAATAAAATATAATTGGGTAACTGTAGGGGATAAGAGCGTGTGCCCCGATTGTGCAGACCGAGAAGGGTATGATGCTGCAACACTCGATGAATGGGCAGGACTCGGTGAACCAAGAATCGCTAACACGGCATGCGATGGTCGTTGTCGTTGTGCGCTAATACCGAGCACGATTGAAGATATTGAAATTGAAGGCAAAAGATTAATTGAAACTGAATTAAAAAGAGATATTGTCAGGGCTGATCTGAGCGTAGGACGTCAAGTTCTTTTAAGAGATTTTGAAAAATATGAGGATATATTAACATTATCGTATAATAAAATTGCAGAATTGGAAGGGTATATACTACAATGGAAAATTGACAATAATTTTAAAAAATTACCGGATGAGTTTTTGAAATTAACCAGATTGAGTGAAATGTTAAGATTTATAAAACCATCCGATACAGAAGTATAAAAAGCGTAAAAAAATAACATGGCAATACATATAAAAACTAAAGGGATACTTGAGACACAACGTAAATTTCGGAAATTCAAAATGATAATTGCACAAGGTAGGAGAGAGCCTTTTGAGGAAATTGGGAAAGAGGCAGTTGCATTGATACGGAAGAAAACAAAATCCGGTAAGGATTATAATTATAAAAGGTTCAAAAAATATTCTCCGGAATATGCAAAAACAAAGGGGCAAAAAAAGGTTGACCTTGAAGTATCCGAAGATATGCTTAATGCTATATCATATCAAGCTTTTGCTAAAAAAACTCGAATTTATGTTAAAAAAAAAAAACATAGTAAGGCAAAAATAAACACATATAGGCTTGCAGTCGTGCATAATTTCGGAGCGATGGCGGGTAGGAATCATAATGCGAAAATTCATAAGCGAGAGTTTATGGGATTTGCGAAAAAAGATGAACGAAAATTAAAATTGATTTATAAAAAATGGTTATTTAGAGAAAAAAGAAAAGTGTTCAAAAAATGAAAATTAAACAAAAATGAAATAATAATTAAACAAATAGTTGACAAAATGGAAAAATTATATTATAAATGCAAATAAGGAGAAAAAATAATGAGTGAAGAAAACAAAAATCAGGAAAATTCGGTGAATAATTCTGATGATTCTGTGAATCAAAAAAATGTTGCCGGTGGTAACACCTCTAATCCCAGTGGGAGCGGGGAAAATAATTTAAACAATACGGTTTCATACGAAAGTCATCAAAAACTTTTGGATGAAAAAAAAAAGGTTGAATCAAAATTAAAAAAATTTGAAGCAGATATTGAAAAAGCAAAACAAAAAGAGCTTGAAGAACAAGGGAAGATTAAAGAACTTTTGGAAATGGAAAGAAATACTAATAATCAATTGAAAGAATCTTTAAAGAAAAACGAGCTAAAATTATTAGCATCTGAATTCCATGATCCCGCTGATATTCTTGCTTATTCAGATAAGTTTGAATTTGACGATGAAAATAATGTTACAAATTCAAGCACAGTTTTAAACGAGCTTAAAGAAAAAAAACCGTATCTGTTTAAAGGGGCAAGTGAGCAGAAAATAGGAACTGAAACTCGAACCCCACAAGGTTTTAATAAGGGTCATAGTTTTACAGAACAAGAAATTCTTAATATGGATGCTGAAACCTTGCAAAAAAATAGAGCAGAAATATTAAAACAATATGGTTAAAATTAAATTTAAAGGAGTTTAAAAATGGCAGGAGAATTTATTCCTACAATATGGAGCAAATTAATTTTAGAAAGTTTAAAAAAAATCTTGGTTGCAATGCAAATAACGAATCAGGATTGGGAAGGCGATATAAGTGAGTACGGAGACACAGTAAGGATATTCACACCGGGCCCGGTAACAAGTAAGCCGTATACACCAGATGTCGATATTGCGGCACCGGAAACACCGACCGACATTGAAACTAATCTTGTAATAGATCAAATGGATTACTTCAATTTCAAAATAAATGATATTTTGAATCGCCAGTCGGCAGCACAACGGACAGGAAGTTACATCGATGAGGCAACTTATGCTTTGCGTGATACAATAGATCAATTTCTTTTATCATTTTATACAGATGTTGCTACAGAAAACATCACAAATCCGGTAGGCAGTGGGGTTCTTGTTACAACAAGTAACATATACACATTGTTTAGTGAGATGTATAGAAGGCTAACAGATAGTAAAAATCCGACAGAAGGTAGGTATGCAGTAGTATCTCCGGTAATTATGGAAGTAATACAAGGATATTTCGCCGGTAGGCAGACAGATTTTGGAGATAATGCATCAATGGACGGTTCAGTCGGCAAGTTTGCAGGTTTTGATATATTTTTGTCACATAATGTACCTGTAGTAGTCGAAAGTTTGACAGGGACTGGAGATCAAAATGTTAATAAATGTCTCATAGGAAGAAAAATTGGATTAACATTTGCGGCTCAAATTCCGGCAGGTTCGCTTGAAAGATACAGACCTGAAAAACGTTTCGAGGATGCAATCAAGGGACTTTCTCT